CTTGTCTACTTAGACTTCATTTGAGTTCTTGGAAGGATTACCTTCATAGAGCATTATATAGGTCTTTTTAGCTTTGTCAAGTACTTTATAACATTTATTTTAATGTCTATCATGATTAGAGAGTAGACTCTAATTCCTATCTTCATAGACCTCTTGTGTCCACTTTCATAGCCCCTCATGAGGTCTATGGCATTGCTCCTGTGTCCAGATTAGGTCTACATTACAGTTCTATTTAGACCTGTCCCCAATTATTATGTTAAGTTTATTGATTTCATTAGACTTTTTAGTCTATTAGGTCTTTTCTTCCATACTCTTTTTTGTATGCTTTAGAGGCTCCCACAAAAGTAAATCATAAGAGCTATCCCCTCCCCCCTATCAAGATACACTAATGACTCATCAGTCAGTAACGTTTCACATGGTGATATGGTCTCTAGTGTATCTCACATGGTGAAATGTGTAGGACTATGTAGCACCTATCAAGCACCACTAAAGGTAGACTATCAAGCATAACTCATACCAACTCGATGCACTATCAAGGTGCAATAATGCACCATTAGAGTACATCATGCACCACAATTAAGCGTTGTTTATACACTACACTGAGCAGATAAGTACTACATTTAAGGCTTATAAGATTACAATGTAAACTAGAGTATTACAAAACATAAGCTGGCACGGTATCTGCTAAGTAAACTACATGGCACAGTCGCCATGACACATCTAAGGATCCCGATCATGTCTAACAATCAACTCGCAGACAAAGTTATCTACGTATTAGGGTTTATCGCTATTGTGGTGGTGTGGCTTACATCGGTCTAATCTAGTCTATACTATCAACTCAATCAACTCACCAAGTATCGGAGCACTTATCATGTCAGACAAAATTAAAGAACACGTTAAACACATCGTCCACACTATCGAAAATGGTTTTGATGGTTACATGGAAGAAAACGAGTACGGAGACACAGGCGGTGTCTATGATTACTTACAGGATGTGTTGGATATCGAGTACATTGTTAACTCAAAGGGTGAATACTTAGGCGCTCGAGTGTTAGTTGCCTTCGGTGGCCCTAATATCTGGGTTAATACACGCACAAAGCAGGTCGAAGGCTATTGGTGGGGCGATTCGTGCCTCATGTCTTACAGTAACGATGAAATGGGCTTAGATGCGGCATTGTCTGAGCTTTGGGCTACACGTTAAATAAGGGGATAACTATGCTAACAATCAACGGAAAACACTTCGCTAAAAATGATTCAGAATTCTTAGATAGTCTATTCACTAGCGGTAGCACATCTTCAGGGTATTACAAAAAGACTGCTAAAGGTGTGCTTCTCATGGATATGCGTAAAGAAGTTATAGGGTATTGCCAAGACAATGCACAGTTTACTGGTGTCGTTACGGCTTCACGCGATAAAGGCTCAAAAAAGACTCGCTATATGTTTGCAGCAGACAGTAAACTAAAAGAATTCTTAGGTTTTGACACTATGACATACAAAGAGGAATCCGCAGCTATCTCTAAGGCATTGGCTACTGTATGACACTGCAAGAACTAATAGAGAAATTGAAGGCTTTAGGCTTCTCAGATGACACAATCAAAGCTATGGCTAGCACCTACGATATGGGCTATGCTCAAGGCTTGATTGATTCTAAACAAACGAACACAAAGGAAACAGACAATGCTAAACAACAATGACTTCATAAGCCTTGAACGCCGTTTGTGGCGTGAAGGTAATCCGTTGACTGATGAACTTGTCTCTACACGGGATGAATTGATCTACCTATTGTCTGAAGCTAAAAAGGTAATGGAAAAGTACTCACCAGTCCTAAGCACGTTAGCCTCTAGCGACGATCTAGACTTCTATCGTGAATGGGATAACTTCGGGGATATGTTAGAGGATCTAGAAAACTCTTTAGGGGTGATTGTATGAAGTGTACTAAATGTGGCTCTAAAGACTGGGACTGGGCTAATATTGGCTTTACTGGTGCTAAACAATGCACAAACTGCGGTGAAATCTACTTCACAGGCACAGCGGGTAAGCCTTGGGTAGAGATTACTAAGGGTCAAATTGACGATTGTCTGAAATACTCAGATAATTACGACTTTGCGTGGGCTATTGAAGCTGTCTGTAAACAAAACAATGGGTATTGAATCATGACGCTAATCTTTGTCTGTTACTTTGTTGATCTACTCATTGAAGGGGTTGTTGTATGAAAACAACACATATCAGTACATGGCCCTTTCCTGCTGAATGTCCACCTAAACCATGGACGCCTGAACAAGTGAAAGAATACAATCGACAACAACGAGATAAGACACCTGAAGCACCTTTCTAAGGCTTTAAAGGGGCCTAGTTGTAAGTTTCGTGTAAGGTTCATATGCTAAAGTGTTACTCTTATCTTTATAGGGGTTACTTATGGCTACGAATAAACACAGACAGGAATTAATCAAAATGCATCATCACAAATACACTCGACATTACACCACAGAGGGTTATTATTGCTTCTATTGTGGCGATCCTGCCGAAGGTTTAGACCATGTGCCGCCAATTAGCATGATTGACGCTATGCCTTACAAGAAGCGCAAACAGGACAAGATTCCTGCCGTGACTGTGGCTTGTTGTAAGGAATGCAACGGGGCTTTGTCTAGCCGTAGACTTCCAACTGTGGATGACCGCTTGATGTTTCTTGAATCCTACTATGACGCTAAGTTTAAAAAACAAAACGCCATGTGGACAGAAGAAGAAATTCTAGAACTGGGGCACTCTCTACAAAAAAGCGTTCGAGCGCGCCAAGAACAACTACAACGCTTCATCCATAAAATTCGAGCAATTCAACGCCGACACATCATGGTTGAAACACATCCAACCTTTGACGTTAACCCAGAAGAGGAAGAACAGCTCCAAAGTACCGTTTAAAACGATTTAAACCCACCTAGAAGCGATTTTCTGCCTTGATACCAACTCCGCGACACTCTAACCACTGAAAGGCCCTTAAAATGCATTGCGTAAACTGCGACCGTCTGCTATCTGATTTTGAAGCGACACGAAAACACGCTGTTACATTTAAGTTTTTGGACTTATGTAAAGTTTGTTTTGAAGATGTGAAGACAATCATCCCTACGATTGACCGTAGAGAGTTGATGACTGAACAAGACTTTGATACAGAACCAGAAGACGATCTGGACAAACTGGATTCCCTAGAAGACTTGGACATACATTATAGCTATCATGATACTCATGAGAACTACGGAGATGACTATGCAAGTTAACTTCTATGTAAATACACTATTAATATACTACTTAAGAAGAATACTAAGTAGTCTTTAAAGTAAAGAGGGGGATAACATGAAAGATTCTATGTCTAAAAATGAAGAAGAAGTTAGAGAGTTGTCTCTAATCGGAGAAGAAGCCCATTATGTCCATACAATGAATGCTTTTGTTGAATTGATTGTCTTGTATGGATGGGATAAAGTAACGTCTGACCTAAGGACAGCAATGGGAGAAGTTAAATGGTAATTTCCTTGTTTGTCTTTGTCTTAACAATGGTGAAAGTGAGTTTGAAATGAAAGCAATAATTGAATATGATTTGTCTCAGCCTTCCGAGGCTTATGCGTATAAGTGCGCTCATAAGGCTTTAGAGGCTTGTCAGATGTTGGAGTCTCTCAAGTCTCTGACTCAAGGCTACCAAGCCTATAAAGGACTGTCTGAGAGCGTTCTAGCAGATATCATTCAAGACTTATCTAAGTGGGAGGATGTTAAGTTATGAGCAGAAATAAAGAAGCAATGAGTGTCGAAGACACGTCAGCACGTAGTGCGATGAAGCTGGCGCTTGAGGCGTTGTACTTGGCAGTTCGCATGGAGCCATCCGATTCCATCCATGAATGTCCTGAGATGTTTCAAGGGGCTATCACAGCATTGAGAAACGAACTAGCCAAGCAAGAGCAGGGTGAGCCGCTATTCAAATCAATCATTGAAAAATTGGCAGAAGAACTGGCTGCTATGGATAAAGAGCCCGTGGCGGAGCCACATAAGGGTGAGCCTGATGAAGAGGTGCTTGGTTTTAATGGATGGGGGTTCCCAATTCAGCATCCTTCTAAACAAAAGCATGATGACCCTGCGGTTTATTCAAAAGAACAAATTAAAATCTATGCTGAAGCAAACTATGACGCTGGCTATACAACTGGATATATGGATGCCTCAGTCAAAGCGCACGACAAAAAAACAACACCTGTTGTGTGGGTACATTCTGATGAACTGGGTGAACTTTCGCACTGCAATGGCATGAGTGTGTGGGCAGAAAACGCGCAGGTTCACACGGAAGATTCCATCACAAATCAACTAATTCCAAGCGGGTATTTGCCTCTCTACACCACACCACAAAAACGCCCGTCACGTAGTGACATAAAGCCGCTGACGGATGAGCAGATCAATGCGATCTCAGATGAATATCTAGTTGATTACAGAATACCTGCTGGGTGCGCTTTGAACTTTGCTAGAGACGTCGAAGCCGCCCACGGCATTAAGGAGTAAGACATGACACCAAAACAAAGAAAACATTTTGAGTTTGTGCGTGACGAGATGCACGGAGAGCAAAAGCAAGATGCAACAGTATGGACAGAAATGCAATGCCCAATATGCGGAGATATGGCAATACCAACGCCACAACGCAATCAAGAACGTGTTTACAACAGCGACACATCAAAAGAACGTGTCGCTAAAACACATGAAAACGTACATGAACCTGAGTGGTTTCACATCATAGATGTGCATGGATGCAATCGTTTTTATCATCGGACAGAAGATTGTCCTTATAAAGTAAAAACACCTCTCTACACCACACCATATAGCTGGCAACAACGCATAGCGGAGCGTAAGCCGCTGACGGATGAGCAAATGTGGAATTTGTGGAACTCGCAAGGCAGTGACGATATGACACAGAAAGAAGCAATTGCATTTGCCAGAGCAATCGAAGCCGCCCACGGAATTCAGTCCGTCACGGACGTAAAGGAGTAAGACATGGCTAACAAAAACATCAAAGCAGGAGAGGCCCTTCACTCAGGTGATGGCGGATATGGTATAGGAACACAGGAAAACTACAACGAGTTTGTAAAAATCAGGAACCAGTCTCTCACAATAACAAACCCACAACAACAACATACATGGGTTGGACTGACGATTGAGGACAAGGAAGAATACTTGGCACTCGACTTTGGTGGCAACAGACTAGATGCTATGGACTGGGCAGAACAGCGCTTAAAGGAGAAAAACAATGGCTCATGGTGACGGAGGCAAAGGCTCAGGCAGACGTAATGAAGATGTAAGCAAGATCAATGAGAATTGGGATCGCATCTTCGGTGCTAAAGCACCAGTGTCCTCGCCTACGGCTGCGGGGTTAACAGAAAAGGAAAATATGATGAATGAACATGAACATGATGGCCATGAAGCTGACTCTGAGTGGGTATGTGATTGCTGTGGTGGGCCTATGTATCGCCAAGCACATTGGAACTACGCACAGTGTGACGACTGTGGAGCACGACAGGAGCTGATTGATGACGACTACCTTTAAAAGCGTACACATCAAAGAGTGTTGGCCTTACGAGTACGTAAAGCCGCTAGAGTGGCATAAGCGCCCACAAGAGGCTAAGGATAGACGTAACGCTAAGAAACGTGAGATGTACCATGCAAAGAAGAAGCTTCTACAGCTTCAAGTATTTGAGATGGATATTGACATCTGTAAGGAGTTGAACAATGCAAGCACTAAAAGTCGCAAGTAAGTTCCTAAGGCACACCTCCTGTGAGCACTGCGGCTCGAGTGATGGCTCATCTGTCTACGATGACGGGCATCAGTACTGCCACGTATGCAATGAGTACACAAGGGGCGATAGTGAGTACGTAGCTCCAACAACACAAACAAAGATTAAGGCTTTTACAATGAAGACAACAGGGGAAGCTAAGGCTATCGTAGATCGAGGTATCTCACGGGATACTTGTGAGTACTTTGGTGTTACTCAAGTAGATGGACGACACTACTACCCTTATTTCGATGAAACAGGTGTTAAAGTAGCTGAGAAGATCCGCTCAGTAGAGAATAAGACATTCTCAATTGCAGGGAATTTCAACAAAGCTACTCTCTTTGGGCAGAATCTGTTTCAGAAGGAAGGTAAGTACATCACCATCGTTGAAGGTGAGCTAGATGCTTTAGCTTCATTCCAGATGACAGGATCAAAGTATCCAACGGTAAGCATCCGTAATGGGGCTTCAGCGGCTGTTAAAGACTGCAAGGCTCAGTATGAGTACCTAGATAGCTTCGAGACTATCGTGATCTGTTTTGATGCTGATGAGCCCGGTCAGAAGGCTGCTAAAGAAGTTGCTGAATTGTTCGGTAACAAGGTTAAGATTGTTAAACATTTAAAGGAGTGCAAAGATGCCTGTGATTACCTCATTAACGGACGAGGAGCTGAATACGTTAACCAGTGGTGGAGAGCTGAGAGTTATGTACCCGATGGGATCATCCAAGCCTCAACACTTTGGGACAGCGTATCTGAGCCTGAACCCGTTGCAGAAGCCTTCTATCCCTTCAAAGGACTTAATGAATTATTGTACGGGCTACGTTCCGCAGAGCTTATTACGGTCACAGCAGGCTCAGGCCTTGGAAAATCTCAGTTCTTACGTGAGATCCTTTACCGAATCCTTGAAACAACAAAGTGGAATGTTGGAGGAATGTTCCTCGAAGAATCAGTGCGAAAAACAGCAAGAAGTATCATGTCCTTACACGCAAACAAAAAGCTGCATCTGCCAGACACCGAGGTTTGTGAGAGAGAATTGAAGGAGGCTTTCGATGCCACATTGGGGAGTAATCGTGTGTTTTTGTTTGACCATTTTGGTAGCTTGGCTATCGACAATGTACTCAACAGAATCAGGTACATGGCCCGTGCTTGCGATTGTCGCGTTGTGTTTTTGGATCATATTTCTTTGGTTGTTAGCGGTATGGATGGGAATGATGAGCGCAAGTCTATTGATGTCTTGATGACACGACTACGTACATTGGTACAGGAGACAGGTATTACCTTGATCTGTGTATCACACCTTAAACGACCTAACACTGACAAAGGACATGAAGATGGTTCAGCGGTATCCTTATCTCAGCTACGTGGCTCTGGTGCTATTGCTCAGTTGTCTGATGCTGTTATCACTTTGGAACGTAACTCCATGAGTGAAGACCCTACAGTACGTCACACTACTAAGGTAGCTGTGGCTAAGAACAGGTATAACGGTTTAACTGGGCCTGCTTGCTCACTGATGTACGATATGAACACTGGACGCATGGTTGAAGTAACGATGGAGGAACTATGATTGAAATGATTATCGTAGGTAGCACAGGGATTGGGTACGCTATAGTTGGTACGCTACAAGGACTCAAAGGTGAGTACTCAAACATGGCTATCTGGCTCGGTTATGCTGTGGCACAGTATGGCTTATTCATGAATCTCAAGTGATGGAAGCACGTAAATGATCTACTACAGATGCTATGATGCTCATGCTGAAGATAGGCGCTGGGCTAAAACAGACCTCAGATGGCGTATCGCTTTCTCTAAGGATAAGCTTCAAGTCTCGAAGACTGATGAAATATGTGAGGGTTTAGTGATGCGTGATGAGATAAGTTACCAATCAGCTTTCTATCTTTATGCTTCATTGAAGCCAATAAGAAAACAAGACCTTCCTAGTGTTTGTCAAGAAAACCTTGATAAGTTCATAGAAGGCTATCAAACAGAGGAAGTATTGTGAAACGCATTGCTATCGACATCGAGACAAACATGGCACATGATGTCATTCATCTCGCTGTTACGCAGGACATTGACACAGGAGAGGTAAGAGTATGGAAAGCTCCAACAGGCCTTTGGGACTACTTAAAGGACGCTACGTTGATCGCAGCCCACAACGGAATATCATTCGACTTTCCAATCTTAAACAAGCTCTGGAAGACGAAGATTGGGTTGAAGCAAGCGTACGATACGTTGATAGTGTCAAGGCTACTAGAGCCAACGAGGGACGGAGGCCACAGCCTAGACGCATGGGGAAAGACTCTAGGCGTAGCGAAGCTGGACTACAAAGCAACGTGGCAATGGATGATGAACAGAAGGGAAGAATATGATGGAGAATGTTTTGATGCGCCTGTTGAAGGACTTCTGGAGTATTATTGTCTTCGTGATGTCGATGTTTTGTGTGCTCTTTATCGCAGGCTTGATGCTGATATTGTTAGTAAAGAGTTTGCTTTGGACAGCGTTGTTCTTGAACATAGCGTAGCAGCTATCATCTCAAAACAAGAAAAGAATGGCTTTAAGCTCGATGTAGTTCACGCTACTTGTTTACTAGCTGAACTCAAAGGGAAGATGAGTGCTATCAATGACAGGATGCAAGAGCTGTACCCACCATACGAGGTAGAGCGTATCTCTGAGAAGACAGGGAAGACTCTCAAGCCTGAAGTGGTGGTATTCAATCCAGCCTCTAGACAACAGATAGCTGAGAAGCTCATTGGCCTTGGGTGGAAACCTAAGAAGTTCACTGAGCCTACAGCTAACTACCCTCAAGGACAAGCTATCGTTGATGAGAGTACTCTTATGGGTTTGAAGTATCCCATAGCAGGTATGATCGCTGAGTACATGATGCTAGGTAAGCGCATAGCTCAGATTGAATCGTGGTTAGAGGTTGTAGGTAACGATGGTAGGGTACACGGACGTGTGATTACGAACGGGGCAGTCACTGGCAGAGCAACCCATATGAAACCTAACATGGCACAGATTCCTAACTCAGGATCTCCATATGGGCCAGAGTGTAGACAGTGTTGGACTGTCGAAGAGGGTAATGTGTTAGTTGGAGCAGACGCTAGTGGTTTGGAGCTGCGAATGCTTGCTCACTATATGAAGGATGAAGCGTATGTTAAAACAGTCTGCGAGGGATCGTCTAAAGATGGGACGGACATCCACACGATTAACCAGAAAGCAGCCGGCTTACAAACACGTGACCAAGCGAAGACATTTATCTATTCTTGGATGTATGGGGCAGGGCCGGCGAAGGTTGGATCGATTGTCGGTGGTAGTGCTAAGGATGGACAAAAGCTCATCGATGCCTTTCTTAAAGGGACTCCCGCACTCAAGCGTCTACGTGATAAAGTATCCGTATATGCGTCCAAGGGCTATGTACCGGGGCTTGATGGTCGTAAGATATGGGTTCGTAGTGAACATGCGGCACTCAATAGCTTGCTTCAAGGGGCAGGGGCTATCGTGATGAAGAAAGCTCTTGTACTCTTTGATGAAACTGTTCGCAAGAATAAGTGGGAAGTCAAGCTAGTTGCGTGGGTACACGATGAAGCCCAGATTGAATGTAAACCTGAGATAGCTGACTTGGTTGGTAAGGCTTTTGTCGATGCCATTAAGGATGCCGGTTTAGCGTATAATCTACGTTGTCCCCTTTCAGGGGAATACTCTGTCGGGGCCAACTGGAGGGAAACTCATTGACATCGTTTAAAAAACCAGAAGACGTTACACATCAGATCTTGATGAACATCAGTGATGAAAGTTTTATGATTCATCATTCAGTAGATCTCGATCTTTTGGATGTATACTTGATTCTTCAATCAGCTTTAGAGTTTATTGAAGAGCAAGCGCAAGACATAGCTAAGCATGAAGGTGCTTATCTACAATGACAGATCGGAAAGACGGTCAAATTTAATCAATCGGCTACGGCCTAACCAAGTAAGGAAACCAGATGAGCGATCTTAAACCAGTAAAAATTAGCGGTGAGTTGTTTTGGACTAAGTGGATGGCTGAGTTCAACAAAGCATTCAACACAGACAACGACAAGTACGAATGTACCATCGGTAACATCAGCGATGACGATGCAGCTAAGCTCACAAGCTTGGGTATCAAAGTGAAGCACAAGGATGCAATGGGTAACTTCATTGTCGCTAAGAGCAAGTACTTGTTCAAACCTACAGACGATAACCTCAAGGAAGTCCCTATCGAAGCTCTCGGTAACGGATCTAAGTGCGTAGCTATTGTTGGCTCATACACACACCGTATGTCAGCTAAGCACGGTAATGCTCCTTCGATCAAGACTGTTATGGTCACTGAAGTTAAGACTTACGTGCCTGAGACTTCTACAGCGGACGATGACGCACTCTAAGGAGAAACCTAAGTTAGCTATCCTCGACGCTGACATCATTTGCTACCGAGTAGGGTTCGCTAGTGATGACGTTGAGGAAGCTATCTGTTTGGCTCGTGTGACTCAGTTAGTTCATGAGATTGTCTTCGATGACCTGAAGTGTGACGACTACAAAGCTTACATTACAGGCAAGACAAACTTCAGGAATGAAATAGCAGTCACCGAGCCTTACAAAGGTAATCGTAAGGATGCTAAGAGGCCAATTCATTATCAAGCTATCCGACACCATCTCCAGCGCCTCGGTGCAGAACTGGTTGAGGGACAGGAAGCAGATGATGCAGTGGCTATCGAGGCAACTAAAACAGGTGGATGGATTGTCTCCATTGACAAAGACCTAGATCAAGTTGCAGGTTGGCATTACAACTTCGTGAAGCATGAGGAATACTACGTTACTGAGGAAGAAGGTCTTCGTAACTTATTCACACAGGTGCTCACAGGGGATCGTACTGACAACATCATTGGCTTGAAAGGCATTGGACCTGTGAAGGCTGAGAAGCTACTACAGGATTGTAAAACTGAAAGGGAATACTATGACGCTTGTCTCAAAGCTTACGATGGTAATCAACTTCGTGTCGATGAAAATCTAGGACTTTTATGGTTGCGAAGAGAAACAAACCAAACGTGCCCTTATCTTTCCACAGCTCTGCAAGAGCGAGGAGCTGAATAATGAATATCAGAAAACTCTTGAAACACCGAGCAGACCTGAGTCATGCAAAACCTTATGGCTTTTTCAGAAACGGAAAAGGTAAGCTTATCATGTGGAACTTAAATGGTAACTCGTAAACAACAAAAGGCAGCTATTCCGATGAGCTTTTACCTCGTGGGATGTCAGTGGAACGTCAAGTACGTAGAGGACTTGAGTGAGTACGGTAAATGTGACTGTGCTACTCAAATCATCTACCTACGAACAGGGATGAATAAGAACTTCACTGAGCAGACATTCTTCCATGAACTCGTTCACGCTATTATGTTCGCTATGGGACATACACAGCATGATGAGGTCTTTGTAGATGCCTTCGGTGCTTTGTTACATCAGTATGAACGGACTAAGCTATGAACATTAGGAAACTATTGAAACATAGGGCAAAACTTAGTTATCTCAAACCTTACGGTTATTTGAGAGGTTATAAAGGTCAACTAATAATGTGGAACATGAATGGTAACTCGAAAAACAACAAGCGCTAAACGAGCTAATGCTTTGAAGCATGGGTGGCGTAGCGGCCTCGAAGAAGATGTCGCTAAAGCCCTTACTTCAGCTGGTGTTCCTTTCACCTACGAAGAGATGAAGATTAAGTACATCAAGCCAGCGAGTGAACATCAATATACTCCTGACTTTGTGCTAGATAACGGTATCATCGTAGAGACTAAGGGACGCTTCCTCATAGCAGACCGTAAGAAACACATGCTGATTAAAAGGCAACAACCACACTTGGATATTAGATTCGTGTTCTCTAACAGCTCTCAGAAGCTCAATAAAGGTTCACGTACAACGTATGCTCAGTGGTGTGTTAAGAACGGCTTTGAGTACGCTGATAAGACAATCCCTGAACATTGGATCAATGAACGTAGAAAGCGAGTAAGTGATGGCACACGTATCACAACCTAAGCTTAAATGGCCTACAATCACAGCAAAACAACGAGGTGAATTGTGGGCTAGAGACTTCTTAGGTGAAGATGTTTGGAAAGCTTGGAAGCAAGATTTGGATTCACTTCTAGCTTTCAGGAAGACAGTCAAAGGCAAGCCTTGTGAGCTTCAACGTCTTCAACTGGATCTCCACAACAGTTCAATCAACTTCTATAATAGAGTTCTTTATAGCGGTGTAACGAAAGGTTAAAAATGGATGTAGAGTTAATCAAGGAAAATGATGACGGTAGTGCAGACTACCATGTCATTATGAGCAATGAAGAACAAGCACAGCTCTTTCGCTTTGCGTTCTTAGAGATGTTGAAACGTGGAATTGAGGAAGGAAAGAAACATGAGCCAGTCGAAAGTGAGTTTAGTGTGGGTAACACCGGATGCGGAGAACAAGATTGCGTATATGGCCCGTGTGTCAAATCCGGCAAATCAGACCTCCAATGCGTCTGCGACCAAGTTACTCAAGTACCTTATTGAGAACAAGCATTGGTCTCCATTTGAGATGGTTAACGTCTGTATGGAGATTGAAACTACTCGTGATATAGCTCGTCAGATCTTACGTCACCGTAGCTTCTCCTTCCAAGAGTTCTCACAGCGTTACGCAGTCTCTGAAGGGTTCGTACAGAACTCACAGGCTCGTATGCAGGACACTAAGAACCGTCAGAACAGCTTGTACACTGATGACATCAGTATTCAGAACTGGTTTGAAGGCGCTCAGCGTCGATTGGTCACTGAAGCTAAGTTCCTGTACACAGCTGCTTTGGAGAAGGGTATCGCTAAAGAATGTGCTCGTGTGCTCCTTCCTGAAGGCTTAACTGTCTCCAAAATGTACATGCAAGGCACTCTACGTAGCTGGCTCCACTACATTGATATCCGTTGTGATAAAGCAACACAGAAGGAACATCGTGATGTAGCTGAACAATGTCGTGATATTATCTTTGCCGAGTTCCCTACAATCAAAGAGGTATTGAATGAGCAAGCTGATAGTTCACTATAAACCTCCTATGTTCATCCCAGATTGGACTAAGGGGTACAAAGTGTACGTAGTAGATCATCCTCGATTAGGGTGTAGAATGATAGAAACCTCACCAGTGACTAAAGACTACGGTAACGGAATCTTTGAGACACAGTGGGTTGTTTATCACCCTCTAGATGGAGACTTCAATGACACATAAAGCCTTGGAACAATACTTTCATGCAATCGTAAACACAACACCTAAGGAGTTGACAATGTTTGAGAAAACTAAGATGTTCTTCACTGAACAGATCGATAAGCTTAACACGATGCTTACAAAGCCTGTAGCATTTGTAGACAGTAACCTTCATTCAGATTACGAAGATGGTTATTGGGGTTTTGAGATGTACACACCTGCGTTCACTAGCGAAGGTGAAAGCTTCCCTGTACAGCATACAAGCATTCTTGTGCCTCATGACGGTACTTGGATTGAAGTCTTGGATCAGATCTTAGACGCTATGGAAGTTCATTATGGTTATAGCATCAAAGAGCGGGTTTATTACTCAGTTGAGTACCCACTGAACGAGCCAGAGCTTGCAGGGTACACTCGATGCTTGAACGATGAAGTGCTTCAGAAGCTCTTACTGTCTTATCCAGAGGTTTATGACTTTAAAGGACGCATTGAATGACACAAGATGAAATTATTGAAATGGCTAGACAGGTTGGTTTTTGGAAAGAACACCCAAATACTTGGATGTGTAATTCGCAAGACATTGAAGCCTTTGCCAAACTGGTAGCTGAGAAAGCTGTTGATGACTATCTTACGTTAGAACGTGAAGCTGAGTTGAAAGCAAGGGGCGAAGCATGAGAATCTTATGTATACCAGATACGCAAACTAAGCCAGATGCTCCACAAGATCATTTGACTTGGGCAGGTAAGGCAATCTGTGAGTACCGTCCAGATGTGGTGGTTCACTTAGGTGACCATTGGGATTTCCCTAGCCTTAGCAGCCACGACAAGGCAGGTAGCAAGTACTTTGAAGGTAAGCGCTACTTAGCTGACGTAGAAGCAGGTAATAAGGGCATGGAAGTGCTCTTAAAGCCTCTCAAAGAGCTTCAGGATACCCAGAAGAAGTCCAAGCATAAGCCTTACAAGCCTCGTATGGTCTTCTTGAAGGGTAATCATGAGAATCGTCTCACAAGGGCTGTTAACAACAATCCTATGCTTGAAGGTCTTCTGACCTATGATGACTTAGACTTGAAAGATTGGGAAGTGCATGAGTTCCTTCACCCTGTATTCATCAATGGAGTGGGCTTTAGTCACTATTGGCCCGTGGGTGCTATGGGGCGTCCTGCTGCTAGTCCATCTGCTATTATCAGCAAGCTTCATATGTCATGTGTGGCGGGGCATCAGCAAGGGAAACAAGTCGCCTACGGTAAGCGTGCTGACGGTAAGCCTATCTGCGCTATTGTTGCTGGTAGCTACTATCTTCACGATGAAGACTACATGGACAAGCTAAGTAATCGTCACTGGCGTGGCTTACTGGTCATGAATGAGGTAGAAGATGGACACTTTGATGAACTTTTCTTATCAATCGAGTATCTACAACGAAAGTATTCATAATGAAACCAACGATTCGAGAAGTAGAAGAGTATATGGCTTCTTTATCAATCCCTGAAGAAGTTAGTACTAAAGGACTAAAGTATGACTCAGGAAAATTAAATTGGAGTTTAATGCCCTTCGGGGCTTTACAAGAGGTAGTAAAAGTGCTAGAATTCGGGTCCAAAAAATACGCCCCGAACAACTGGCAGTACGTAGATAACGCTGATGAGCGATACTGGAATGCAGCAATGCGTCACCTGATCGCTTATAAGACGGAATCTGAGACTGATAGTGAAACGGGGCTTTCGCATCTGGCACACGCTATTTGCTGTATGCTTTTCCTTCAACACCTTAACAATGAGAATAACACCAAATGAAAATGACCCCATACCAAACCTACATTGCCAAGTCACGCTACAGCCGATACTTGGACGATAAAGGTCGTCGTGAACACTGGAATGAGACAGTGAATCGTTACTTTGACTTCATGGAGAGTCACCTAAGTGACAAACATAACTACACATTGACACCTGAGCTTCGTGCACGCCTTGAAGGTGCTGTCTTGAACTTGGACGTTATGCCTTCTATGCGTAGCTTGATGACCGCTGGTGATGCTTTAGAGCGTCAGAACGTAGCTGGTTACAACTGCTCATACTTACCTATTGATGATCCTAAAGCCTTTGATGAGGCTATGTACATTCTCCTGTGTGGTACAGGCGTAGGTTTCTCTGTGGAGCGTAAGTATGTCAACCGTTTACCTGAAATCCCTGAAAAGCTTTATGAGTCTAATACTGTGGTTCACGTTAAAGACTCCAAAGAAGGATGGGCAAAGGCGTTACGACAGGTACTCGCTCTCTTGTGGGCCGGAGAAGTCCCTAAGTGGGACGTATCTAATGTACGTGCGGCAGGGACTCGACTCAAAACATTTGGTGGTCGCGCAAGTGGCCCAGAACCGCTTGTTGAACTTTTCAAATATGTTGTTGCAAAGTTTAAGGGTGCGGCAGGCCGCAAGCTTCATTCCCTTGAGGCTCATGATATTCTCTGCAAGATCGGGGAAGTGGTCGTGGTTGGCGGCGTTCGTCGCTCCGCTATGATCTCTCTGTCTGACTTAGATGATGACCGTATGGCTAAAGCTAAGGCAGGTGCTTGGTGGGACGGCAATGGTCAACGAGCTTTGGCTAACAACTCAGCTGTGTACGATGTCAAGCCTGACGTAGGTCAGTTCATGCGTGAATGGAGCAACATCTATGAATCACACTCAGGTGAACGAGGTATCTTTAACCGCTATGCTTCAGAGATTCAAGCAGGTAAGAACGGACGCCGTGTATTGGGTAAAGAGTGGGGTACTAATCCTTGCTCTGAGATTATCCTCCGTCCTTATCAATTCTGCAACCTCAGCTCAGTTATTGTTCGTGCGGATGACACTGTGGAGTCTCTCAAAGAGAAAGTGGCTATCGCAACTATCCTTGGAACTTTCCAATCGACGTTGACTAACTTCCCGTACCTGCGTAAGGTGTGGCAGACTAACACTGAAGATGAGCGTTTGTTGGGTGTCTCCATGACAGGTATCCTAGACAATACCTTGTTGAATGACGCCTACGATAAGGGCTTGCCTGCACGACTAGAGGAGCTGAAGAATGTTGCTGTCGATACTAATAAGCTTCTTGCTGCTGAATTGGGCATCAATGCTTCTGCTGCGATCACGTGTGTCAAGCCTGAGGGAACTGTTAGTCAACTCACTGGTACTGCTAGCGGCATTCATCCTCAACACAGTGCTTATTTCATTCGTCGTGTACGCTCTGATGCCAAAGATCCGCTTACTTCTTTCTTGAAGGACTCTGGTTTCCCTTGGGAGCCTTGTGTGATGAAGCCTGAGTCCACTGTGATCTTTAGCTTCCCTATGAAGACACCATCAGGTGCTCGTCTACGTGAAGACTTGTCAGCTTTGGAACACTTGGATCTGTGGTTGACTTTCCAGCGTCACTATTGCGAACACAAGCCTTCAGTTACAATTTCAGTTAATGAGAATGAATGGCCTAAAGTAGGGGCGTGGACATGGGAGAACTTTGATGAGATCACTGGTGTATCATATCTTCCGATGGACGGTGGAACTTATCGCCAAGCTCCCTATGAGTCTATCAATGAGGCAGAATATGGTCGATTGCTATCGCAGATGCCTTCCACGATTGATTGGGAACAAATGAAGGAAGTGACTGACAACGTGGAAGGTGCTCAAACCCTTTCATGCACCGCTGGAGGATGTGAAATCTAATGAAACAAGAACATGAAGTACCACACTATGAGCAATCAAGGCGTGACTTCATGTCACAGTTTGAACTGAAATCAGATAAGCCCGGCTTTCACGGGCCTATGGTTCATAAAGTGACAGGTGAAAGTTATCAAGGCATGTCAGCCCGTCTTGAGTATGAGTACAGTCAGAAACATAAAGGAAACAAGCGTTGAAAAACAATGCAACAGTTGAAGAACTAGAACAAGTTTTAAAATTTATGAAAGAGTTAAAATGATAGTAATCTACACAAATTGGGATGACTGGTCTGAGGTATTTCATAGGACTCATGAGGGGGATGAGCTTATCTATTCAGGACATGATAAACCTAACCAGTTATGTGAAGCTGTTTTAGACCGTTTAGCGTGTAATGATTATATTATTGCAGAGAAGGATTTTGAAGCATGAAGACTATTGTATACACTAAAGACAACTGTCCAGCGTGTGTGCAACTGAAGACAAAGTTGACCTCGGAAGGGGTTGACTTTGTTGAGGTTCACTTAGGCAAGGATATGACCATCGAAGACTTCAAAGCGAAGTTCCCTACTGTTCGTTCAGTACCTCACATGATCTACTCAAAGGATGAAACATGGTAATTGATTTTAACTGGTCAGGAGGTCTTGTACTGGGTATTGTTCACACGGATGAGGCTATAGTGGAGACTGAGGAAGATAAGTTTGAGTTCTGCTCTGCTATCATCATCCACTTAGGGTTCTTTAACGTAGCAATCCTGTTCTTCTAACAGACAACAAAAAGGCCCTCAAAAGGGGCCTTCTCTGTTTTTAACATTGTTGATTACATTTTAAATGTGCTTCCCTGTAGGGTCAAACGGGTTTAAAATAGGTTCAAAATAAGCTGCGAATGTTTTACGCCATGAGTCTTCAGTGTTAGTGTTATGTCTATGTAGTCGCGAGGACACTGTCAGTTCTTTTGGCAGCTCTAAAAATAAAACACTAAATACAAAGAGGTTTATAAGAACATCTAAGACAAAGCCAACTATGACAATAGGATATCCTAGAAACAGTACAGGCTTTGTTAAAGTGTTATTTTTATAAGCTCGTTGTAAGTTCATTATAGCTAAATAGAAAAGCCATAAGCCATAGATGAACAAGAGCGAACTATATAGGACAGTTAAAATAACATTCATTTTGCTAGTACCGACACCAATAAAAGACACTGGAAAAAAAGAATAATCAGAAGTTTAGCAAGCTCTAACCATTCAGCAGAGAGGTGCGGTTTACAGTAGACTACCTCTGCGTAGCACCCTCCGCCTATGTACTTATACTTTATCGGGATATCCGAGCTGTTCCCTGTATTAACAATTAAATCTTTCATAGTTTACCCTCTAAAAAGAGGAACTATAGCATTAAATTTAAATGTTTAGCGTAAGTTTGTCTTACTTTGTCGGTACTTTGTACCGCAGATTATGCTTTACGCATTTTATGCTTTATGGTATTCCTCTTCTGTAAGGATACCTACTTTGTACTTATTTTCTGGCTTATAGATAGTCAGTTCTTGTTGGCGCATAGCAGGGTCAAAGCTGATGTGCATCCAACGACCAAACTCATGGATCATCTGGTCAAACTTGATACCAGCTTTCTTGACTTCCTGACACAGTTGGTAAGGAGTCAATTTAGAGCTAGATACGTCGATAGCCCAACCATCCATGTGAGAGGAGACTTTAGAGCCTCCAACAGCTACGTTAACAGCTGGTAGACGCAACCAAGAGTTAATCTTCAGAGGACCGGTAACAGCACGTAGTTGCTCAAGCTTAGCAGCAGCTACTTTCATGTTCTCCAGCTGGACAGTAGAAGGTTGATTGTCGATACCTTGACGGATAGCTGTGTCGCTATAAGTGGCTTCTTCTAATGAAAAATGTTCGCTTAATTGCATGATTATTCTCCTTCTCCGTCATTAGACTTAATGTTAATACCTGTAATCAGACCGATAAAGCCACCAACGATAGTTTGGAAGGCAGGGCCGATAATAGTAAAGATAGCTGTGTCATCAACCGCAGGATCTAATAGAGCGATAATGAACATAACCATCATTACAAACACTACTGCCACTAAGGACAGCGCTGAGGTGATTACCACCGTATCTTTTAGCTTCATTTCTTGCTTACCTTATCAGCTAGTTTTTCCATAGTCCTGCCACCGAAGTAGAAAGACATCACGAGCATTCCCCATTGACCTAAAAGCTCCACGTAAGCGCCTCTAGTCTCATATTCAAAGATAGAAGCGATAGCAAAGCCACTGTAGGCCACTAGAAGGAATATAAGCACCATAGGACGGATGTTCTTAGACAACCAAGAATCAGAGGCCATATCAGCCTTCATACGCTCCGTCAGGTTTGTTTGTTCAATCTCGTACTCTTTACAATCAATCTCTTTGAGCTTAGCAGCTAGCTCAGGATTGTCTTTAAGAGCTTGAGTAACTGCACTAGGTGAAGCCTCCACACCAAGCTTAGCAGCGATAGCATTCATAGCCATGCCACCTAGAGGACCACCAACGGCAGTAGCCAGAGCAGGTGCTGCATTTTTAAGCAGATTCATCAGTTCATTCATTCGTTAACCTCATATTCATCTTGGTTTACACGCCTCTACAGCGTCCTTTACGATAATATATAGATACAGTTCAAAAGGTAAAATAATAA